TGGACTTGCAGGAACAGTAGTTGCAAATACATTGCAAGTTGGATTCACAACTGAATCTATTGTTGGATTTGGAACCACTGAGATGAAGCACGTCTTTATCGATGCAAAGACAACAACGATTGCTTCTTCTGGAACTCCTGGTATTACAACTGTGGCATCGTACTTACCTGAGTATGACGCAGCATATTTCATGGTTCAGATTTCTGATACTGGTAATAATCACAATCATCATGAACTGAGAGAATTACTTGTTATGGATGACTTCTCTTCTACGGAAGAAGAATCGACAACATACATTCAAGAGTTTGGTAATGTTGAGACCGAACTAACTCTACCGTATGTAACTGGACTTGGAACATTTGGTGCAAGAGTTACCTCAAATGGTGGAGTATCCTTGACATTCACTCCACAGGCTGGAATTGGAGTCACAGTTAAAACCTTCATGAATGCTCTTAGACTTGAGGATGATAGTAAGGATGAAATTGATTTTGAAAATGGTTTGATTGTTTCCCACTATGCTCGTTATGAGGGAACTGAAAATGCTGTTAAGAAGCAATTCAATTTAGAGCATAGATCTGATTCAGTATTTGAAAAATACTTTGTAGGTAATGATTCTGATATTGTTAGTGTTGATGCTGATACTATCAGAATTCCAAACCACTTCTTTGTTACTGGTGAGGCAATTCGTTATGACAGAAACGGTGGAATTACTTCCTCAATTGGTATTGCAACTACAAGTTTTGCTGGAGTTGGTGCTACAGAGTATCTTCCAATTGGAGAGGATATATTCGCAATTAAAGTTACCGACGATAAAATTAAACTTGCAACTTCTGCAGAAAATGCACTTAAGAGAATCGCTGTTCCTATTGAACTTGAAAGTGTTGGTGTTGGTACTTCTCATAGATTTATCGCAACCAATCAAAATGCAAGATGCTTGATTGCTCTTGATAATTTAATTCAGTCCCCTATCGTATCTACTGCTCAAACTCAAACTCTTGCCGATAATGTAAGTTCGGTTGAGAATGCCATAAAACTGAGTGGAATAACCTCATTCTTTGGATCAGAGCTCATCAAAATGGGTGATGAGATTATGAAGATTACTGGTGTTGGTATCGGTAGCACAAATAGATTTACTGTTCGTAGAGGACAACTTGGAACAAGAATTGGAACGGGTGATACCGGAGATGTGATCACTAAGGTTGTTGGTAATTACAACATCATTGATAATGCAATTAACTTTGCTGAAGCTCCATATGGCGGTCAACCAATTGGTAGTATCACCAATAGACCCGATGAGAGAGATTGGACTGGTATCACAACAGGATCCAGTTTCCAAGGAAGAATGTTTATGAGATCTGGTATTCCAGATACCACAGAAAGCACCTATCATACAAACTATATCTTTGATAGTCTGTCGGAGAAGTTTGATGGAAATACTCCAACATATACATTAACTTCTGCAGGATCCTCTGATATTTCTGGAATTTCCACAGGAAACGCAGTTATCTTAATTAATGACATCTTACAAGGTCCAGGAAATAGTAGAGACTTCACCATGGGAGAAAACCTTGGTGTTACTACCATTACGTTCACTGGAACCGCATCTTCTACAACCACAGACGCAAATACCTCTAACCTTCCTCTTGGTGGTGTTCTTCTATCTGTTGGATCTACAGAAGGATCTGGTTATCAACCATTAGTATCTGCTGGTGGAACTGCTATCGTTTCTGGAGTGGGGACAATATCTCTTGTTAGTATTGCAAACAGTGGATCTGGATATAGAGTTCCAACCAAGTATGAGTTCCTTGCCGATATTGTTTCTCCTGTTGGAGCTGGATCTACTGAGATCTACATCGATAACAATGGAAGTGTTCTTGATCTGGTTTCAACTTTAAATACTGGGTCAAATTGTACCATTGGAATTGGTACAGATCTGACTCCAGTGACTATTGTTTCCACAGCATCTACATTCGTTAGAATTGGAACCACTGACACCATAAGCACCGCGATGCTTGAGGGAACTCAAACAAAACTGATTATTACTGATCCTCAAGTAGGATTTGTGAATGTCAGTGTTGGTGAAAGTTCTGTAGGTGTTTCCACAATGACCCATGTTGGTTTTGCAACCATCATGACAGGAACTGGCAACATTTCTACCTCTGTAACAATAACAAATCCGGGATCTGGATATACTACCCTTATCAACCCATTTGTTGAAATTGATGATCCTCTGTCATATACTAATATTCCTCTCAACTATGTTGGAACTGCAAACTCTGGATTGAATGCAACAGTTGATGTTGTTGTTGGTAATGGTTCAAGTGTAATTGACTTCTCAATTAACAACAAAGGTGTTGGATACAAACCAGGAGAAATCCTGACCATCCCTGTTGGTGGTTTGACTGGAATTCCTACCTCGGGTACATTTAATCAATTTGAATTAGATGTCCAGAAAGTATTCTCTGATGAGTTTACTGGATGGAGTATAGGTGTTCTACAAGCACTTGATGATCCATCAGCACTATTTGATGGTGTTACTAAGGCATTTAATATTACTCTCGCAGGAAATCAAATCTCTATTAGAGCACCAAGAGGATCCAAAGTTGATGTTGAGCAAGTTCTTGTTGTAACAATTAATGATATTCTTCAGGAACCTGGTCAAGGTTATCAATTCCCTGGCGGTAGTCTTATTACTTTTGCTGAGGCTCCTAAAGTTGGTGATACATGTAAGATCCTATTCTTCAAGGGAACTGGAGATGATACTGACGTTATTCTCAGAGAAGTTATTGAAACAGTTAAGAAGGGTGATGAACTAACTCTTGGATATGATCCTGCTCGTGGACAAGATAAGTTCTTACAAGAGGATGCAAGAACTGTCACTAATGTTAACTCTACTGACCAAGTTCAGACATTCCCATACTTTGGACCAGGTAACACTGCTAATGAAGAACTATTCAGACCTGTTGTCTGGTGTAGACAAACTGAAGACAAAATTATTGATGAAAAACGTGTAGCAAAGGATAGAGAGTTGTATGAACCTCTAATCTATCCTTTTGCATATATTACTAAGTCTGTTGGTATTGGATCAACTCATGTCTATGTTGATAGAGTAAGACCTCTCTTTAACGGAAGAAATGAGAATGACACAAGTCTTACCTTCCAAGAAAAAGTCAAATTTGTATCACAAGTAACTAAAGTTGGAGCATCTGCAACTGCTATAGTAAGTGCTGCTGGGACAGTTTCTTCCCTTGTTATATCGGATGGTGGTGTTGGATATTCAACTGCTACTGTAAGTATTGGAGGAACTGCTCAACAAGATGTAACATTAGGACTCACAACAGCTACTGCAAGAGTAACTATTAGTGCAGGTGGAACTATTTCTGCTTTGACTCTAACTAATGTAGGAACTGGATACACTACAGATAAACCACCTGTTGTATTGATTACTCCTCCAACTGATGAAGAGGAAGAGAATCTTATTACAGATTATTTTGGTGATTCTGGAGTCATTGTTGGATTTGGAACTACAACAGTTAGTGGAGTTACTACTCAGTTTATCTTTGACCTCCATATTCCATATGAGTCTAAACTGAGAGAAACGACAATCGTTGGAACTGCGGTGACTCTGAGTTCTTTAAGCGCAAATGATTACTTCATTGTTTCCAACTCTAATGTTGGATCTTCAACTACATCAATTGTATCAATCGATCCTGTAGACAGTTCTACTGCTGGTGTTGGCAAATCCTTTATTGATAATGTGTATGTTGTTCAGAGTGCTGAAAACGTTGAAAGAAACATTATTGGAATTGGAAATTCTGTATTCAGAAGAGTATTTGTAAATATTGATGATACTTTCATATTCGGAACTGTTGGAACTATCTCTACGACCACTCTTGCAGGTTATGGAGAATATAGTTGGGGTAAGATGGTTATGGCGTCAAGGGCGGCATCTAATACTTATCCCGCACATACATCCGGTGGAATTATTGGAATTAACACATCAATGAGGGTCGAAAGATCTCAACAATTGAAGTCCAAGAATTACATCGTATCTAATACATAATAAATAAAAAAAACTTCCATTAAGTTGGCACAAAATGGCTGCAATTATAACTGATCAAATTAGAATTTTGAATGCGAAAAATTTCGTATCTGGAATTACATCCAGTTCAAATTCTTACTATTCTTTTATTGGTCTACCAAATCCATCTAATTATCAGGACGATTGGGATACTAATCCACCTGCTCCCAAGGATAACTTCTCGCAAGAGAATGATTATTGGGATACCATGGTAGCATTGAAGAAAATTAATTCTGGTGATGTAAGACAAGTTATACCAAAGAGGAATTGGACCTCTGGTACGACATATGACATGTATCGACATGATTATAGTGTCACCAACACTGCAGCTGTTTCAGGTGCCACTAATTTATATTCTGCATTTTACTATGTAATGAATAGTGATTTCAGAATATATGCTTGCTTACAAAATGGAACTGATCCAAACAATCCCAGCGGTAAACCATCTCTTGATGAACCAACATTTACTGACTTAGAACCAAGATCTGCTGGTTCAAGTGGCGATGGATATATCTGGAAGTATCTTTATACCATTAAACCAAATGAGGTTGTAAAGTTTGAATCAACAGACTTTATGCCTGTTCCTGCGGACTGGTCAACTTCTACGGATAATGCTGCAGTAAGAGACAACGCAGTTGACGGATCTATTAAAGTTGTTACAGTGACTAACTCTGGTGTTGGTCTTGGAACTGCTAATCAAACATACACAAGAGTTCCCATTCAGGGTGATGGTAGTGGAGCGGAATGTACATTAACTGTTGGTGCAGACTCTAAAGTTAGTGGAGTAACTGTTTCTAATCAAGGATCTGGATATTCTTATGCAAGTTTGAATCTTGAAGAAGGTGGCGTTCCAACTGGAACTACTATTCCAACATTTGATGTTATTATGACACCACAAGGTGGTCATGGTGCAGATGTCTATAGAGAACTTGGTGCATATAATGTTCTTCTTTATTCGAGAATTGAGAACGATAACGAAAACCCAGACTTTGTTACTGGAAACCAAATTGCAAGAGTTGGTGTAGTTGAGAATCCAGAAGTTTCTACTGGAAATGTTCTAACATCAGATAAGGCAAGTGCTCTCAATGCACTCAAATTAACTGGAACAGGATATAGTTCTGCTTCTTTTACTGCTGACTCATATTTCACTCAAACTGTCGCAACCGGATCTACTGCCGTTGGTAGAGTTGTTAATTATGATGCAACAACAGGAGTATTAAAATACTGGCAAGATAGATCTCTTGCTGGATTTACAACTGCCGGAATTGGTATCACAAATCCAACTTATGGATTTGATCTAAAGGCATTCACTTCTTCTCCAGATGCTGGAGGAAGTGTAACAATTGTTCCTTCAAGTGGTTCAAATCTTGCTATCGACACTTCATTCACGGGTATAACTACCGTAATAAATAATAGGACATATTATCTTGGTCAGTCATTTACCAGTGGGGTTGCGGGTCCTGAAGTTAAAAAACATGCAGGAAATATTATCTACGTTGATAACAGACCCTCAATTACCAGATCATCTAACCAAAAAGAAGATATTAAAATCATTTTGCAGTTCTAAAGAATTATGTCTCAGCAAACAAATCTCAATGTAGCCCCATATTTTGACGACTTTGATCCTGCTAACGACTTTCACCGAGTTTTATTCAAGCCTGGATATCCCGTCCAGGCAAGAGAGTTAACTACTTTACAATCGATTCTTCAGAATCAGATTGAGAAGTTTGGTCAGCACTTTTTTAGAGAAGGTGCTAAGGTAATCCCTGGCAATACTGGATATACTCAACTGTATTATGGTATTCAACTGCAAAATAATTACCTTGGAGTTCCTGTTGCTGCATATGCTGAGCAGTTAGTTGGAACAAAAATCACAGGGGAGACATCTGGAGTAAGTGCTGTTGTAGATAAAGTTCTTTTTCCAGAAGATTCAGAAAGAGGAAATTTAACTCTTTATATTAACTATCTGAATTCAAGTACAACTAATAATTCAACTCAAGTTTTTTCTGATGGAGAGAACTTGACATGTAATCAAATTATTACATCTGGTCTTCTTGGCAATTCAACTATTGCTGCTGGATCTCCATTTGCAACCACAATTGGAAATGAAGCAGCAACAACAGGTTCTGCATTTCAGATTCAAGAAGGTGTATATTTTATTCGTGGAAATTTTGTAAACGTAAATACTGAAACATTAATTCTTGATCAATATGGAGACACCCCCAACTATAGAGTTGGTCTCTTTGTTCAAGAAGAGATTGTCAATGCAGACGCAGATGAAACTCTGAATGACAATTCTCAAGGATTTAACAACTATTCAGCTCCTGGTGCAGATAGACTTAAAATTTCTGTAAGTCTGTTTAAAAAAGCACTAACTGATTATGACGACAATCAGTTTGTTGAGTTGTCAATTATCGAAGATGGTAATATCAAGTCTCAAACCAGGAGAGGTGATCTTGGTGGAGGACCAGGATTTAAAGATTGGACAGATATTCTTGCCAGAAGAACTTTTGCAGAATCTGGTGACTATTATGTCAAAGCATTTGATCTCTCCGTACATGAATCATTAAACAACGGAAGAGGTAATAGGGGTGTATTTAATGTAGGACAACTGACTTATAGTGGTCAGATTCCAACCAATGATCTTGCACTTTATAAATTCTCCCCCGGTAGAGCATTTGTTCGTGGATATGATATTGATGTATCAAGCACCACTTTTATTGATGTTCCAAAACCAAGAACAACAAAAACAATCTCAGATCAGTCCATCATATACAATACTGGTCCAACTCTGAGAGTAAACAGAACTCTTAGAGCACCTGATATCGGAATTGGTAATACATATGTTCTCAGTCTCAGAGATCAAAGAGTTGGTTTATCATCTGACACCTCAGCAGTTGGTAAAGAAATTGGTGTTGCAAGAGTTTATGACTACAGACTTGAATCTGGATCATATGATACTAATAACGACAGTTTAAATGAATGGGATATTGCACTATATGATGTACAGACCGTAACTCATCTGTCCCTCAATCAATAAACTACTCTTTCTGTTCCAACCTTTATTAAAGGATCAAATAGTGGTGCTACTGGATTCCTTAAGGATGCTGTAACTGTAGGGACCGCACTAACAGTGTATGAAGTTGAAGGAGACTTTATACAAAATGAATCTCTTATCTTTGATGGCATACCTGATGGAAGGATTGCTATTGCAGTAACAGCACATACATTAGCAGACGTTAAATCCGTATATGCGACTAATGATGGTAACACCGGTATCAATACCTTCAATGCTGATGTTATTCAATCACCATCCATTATTGTCGGTGTAGCAACTATTACTGCTGCATCTGGTGGTGTCAGTACAGTAAGAAGTTCTAATAATGCTTTCCCAGCAGCGTTTACTGTTGGTGATCTTGTAGAATATACAAACTCATCAGCAACTCTGACCGATCCAACAATGTCCAGAGTGACAAGTGTCGGCACTAACACTATTGCAATAGAAGCAGTTGCTCCAGTCCCTGGAGTTGTAGCAGGAGCTCTTCCAACGGCGAGCATTGATGTTAGTGACTTTAGATTAGTAACTACAAAACTTGATTCATCTTCTGACAACACTCTTTACACATTATTACCTAAAACTGATATTGCTACAGTTGATCTTAGTGATGCAAGTCTGACAATAAGAAAGACCTTTAGCGTTGATATTACTTCTAATCAACTTTCATCTCAAATTACTGCTGCGGCAAATGAATCTTTCTTACCATTTGATGAAGAAAGATATGCACTGATCAGATCTGACGGAACTACAGAAGCATTATCCTCAGATAAGATTGAAATCAATACTGCAGGAACTGGACTGAATATTTACGGTCTTGGGTCTAATGACACTGGTGCTACTCTTATTGCATCACTTAGAAAAGTAAAACCAACTTCTAAAATTAAAATTAAAAACAGAGTTAAGACTTTGATTGTTGATAAATCAAACAACCAAGCGTCTGGTGTCGGAGCTACAACTCTGAATGATGGACTTGACTATGGAAACGGAAACTATCCATATGGAACAAGAGTTCAAGACCATACGATTTCTCTGAACGTTCCAGACGTTATTGAAATTCATGGTATATTTGAATCTGCAGATACAAATAACGCTACTGCACCTAAAGTTTCTTTATCTGATATTAATAGTACCTCTACAACTACTGGTGAATTATTGATTGGAGAGTCCTTTATTGGTGAAACAACAGGAGCTGAAGCGATAGTTGCGGAAAAACTAACATCTGGTCAAATTTCTTTCATCTATAAAAATGATATTCAGTTTGCTGAGGGTGAAACAGTTACTTTCCAAGAAACTGCAATCCAGGGAATTGTTTCGACTTTAAATTCTGATAGTTTTGATATCTCCGGAAACTTCAAGTTTAGAACTGGACAGGAAGAAACTTTCTATGATCATGCAAGACTTGAAAGAAGAGAAGGATCTATCGCACCTGCTAAAAAACTCAAAATCTACTATTTAAGTGCTTCTTATGAATCTACCGATAATGGTGACATTACAACTGTAGAATCATATAGGAATTTTGATTATGCAACTCAAATCAAATCTGTAAATGGATTTGCAAACTCTGATATCATTGACATTCGTCCAAGAGTTTCAGAGTACACTGTAGAGGAAGGTGGTAGATCTCCACTGGAATTCCTTGGAAGAACGTTTAATGCCGCAGGAAACTCTGCAACTAATGCTCTATCCTCCGATGAGGCAATTCTTACAACATTCTCTCATTATCTTGGTAGAATTGATAGAGTATTCTTAGATAAGAAGGGTAAGTTCCAAGTTGTATATGGAACTCCATCAGAGCTTCCTCAGAGACCAAACCCAATTGACGAATCACTTGAAGTTGCTGAAATTACTCTTCCTCCATTCTTATACAATGTTAAGCAAGCATCTCTTAAATTCTTAGAACATAAGAGATTCAGAATGACTGATATCAAGAAACTTGAAAACAGAATTTCAAGTCTTGAATATTATACATCTCTTTCTACTTTAGAAACCACTACTGCAAACATGTTTGTTGCAGACGCCGATGGTTTGAATAGATTTAAGTCTGGTTTCTTTGTTGATAATTTTACTGGATTTACACCACAAGAAGATGGACTTAGAATTAAGAATAGTATTGACAGAGCACATAAAGAATTAAGACCAAGACATTATACAAACTCTGTTGATCTTATCTTTGGTCCAGTTGTTAATACTGATCCAACAGCAGATCTTAACTTTACTACTATTGAAGGTAATAATATCAGAAAAGCAAATGATGTAATTACTCTTGATTATAGTGAAGTTGAATACATCAATCAACCATTTGCCACCAGAACTGAAAGTGTTACTCCTTTCTTGATTAGTTTCTGGCAAGGAACGATGGAACTTACTCCTGCTTCTGATACTTGGGTAGATACTGTACGTCTTGACGCAAAGATTATTGATGTTGAGGGAGACTATGCATCAACAGTTACTCTCCTTGAGAGAACTGAAGGCCTTGACCCACAAACTGGTTTTGCTCCTATCGTTTGGAATGCATGGGAAACTAACTGGACTGGATTTGAATTTAATGAATCTACAACAAGAAGAACTCAAACCAACACAGGTGGTAGAAGAGGTGTTGGTGGTTGGATCAACAACTTTAGTGGAGGTTTTGGAAACCCTGCAAGAATTCTTGAAACTACGACTACAACTACTGTAGAAGATACATTAAGAGAAACTATTCAAACTGGAGTTGAATCGAGAACTGGTTTACAGACAGTTGTTACTGAGCAGTTTGATAGAGAGTCTGTTGGAGACAGAACTGTGAGTAGAGACTTGATCGCAACTATGAGATCAAGAAACATTGAGTTCGTTTCTAAGAGAATGAAACCACTAACTCAAATGTATGGTTTCTTTGATGGGGAAAATGTAACCAAGTATTGTGTACCAAAACTCCTTGAGATTGAAATGACATCTGGAACATTCCAGATTGGAGAAACTGTAATTGGTAGAATGGTTGATACTGGTCTTGGACCAGTGGAGACAGGAAGAAGACCAAGAATTACATTTAGAGTTTCTCAATCAAACCACAGGGAGGGTGAGTATAATGCACCTGATCAGGTGTTTAGAGAAAATCCTTACAACGGAACTCCTCTTCCTGCAGTATACTCTGCAACTGCAACAATCTTAAACGTTGATACGTTCTCTCTGTCTAACGAAGCACAAGGAGAATATAGTGGTTTTGTTGCAGAAGGGATGGTTCTTAGAGGATCAACAAGTGGCGCTGAAGCAACTGTTACAAATGTAAGACTTGTCTCTGATCTTGCAGCAAATCTTACTGGTAGTTTCTTTATTCCAGATCCAAATATTCTTACTCATCCAAGATTTGAAACAGGAACTAAGGTCTTTACTCTGACTAATGATATTGACAATGATCCAAACGTAGCAACCACAATTGCCGAAGAATCATTCACAGCTTCTGGAACTCTTGAAACAGTTCAAGAAAATATTATCTCAGTTAGAAATGCAAGAGTTGAGCAAAGACAAGAATTCCAAGAAAGAAACGTAAACAGAAATCTTGGAACAGAAGTTGTAGGATCTCAGGTTGTCAATCAATCTTCTCAAGAAAATATTGTTGGATGGTATGACCCTCTTGCACAATCTTTCTTAGTCGAAGAAGAAACTGGAGTATTCGTAACCAAGTGTGATGTCTATTTCAGAACAAAGGATGATAATGACGTTCCTCTGGTGTTCCAACTCAGAACAATGGAGAATGGATTCCCAACTCAGAAGATTCTTCCTTTCTCTGAGATTGTTGTCGATCCTGCAGACATTGATACTTCTGATGATGGATCTGTTGCAACTACGATTGAATTTAAGGCACCAGTATTCTTAGAGGGTGGTCAAGAGTATGCAATTGCTCTTGCATCTAACTCAACTAAGTACAGTGTTTATATCTCAAGAATTGGTGAGAATGATCTTCTCAGTGATACATTCATTTCTAACCAACCATATCTTGGATCTCTGTTTAAATCTCAAAACGCATCGACTTGGGAAGCAAGTCAGTGGGAAGATCTCAAATTTATTATGTACAGAGCAGACTTCCTTGATTCAGGAACCGTTGATTTCTATAGCCCCGAACTAACTGAAGGTAATAGACAGATTCCAACTCTTCTTCCTGATGCAATTGAATTAACTTCCAGAACAATTAGAGTTGGTCTTGGAAGCACAGTTGCAGACTCTGGATATCAACTTGGAAATACTTTCTTCCAACAAACAACTAATGCAACTGGAGATTTAGTTGGAACTGCAGGAACTGCTGTTGGTAATCTTACAATTTCAAATGCTGGTATTGGTCTGACTCCAAATGATGGATCTCTTACTTTCACTGGAGTTAATCTTGTAACTTTGACTGGTAATGGTAGAGGTGCTCAGGCTGAGATCACTGTCAATGATGGAGTAATCGTTGCAAGTGGCGCAACAATTAGCAATGCAGGTGGTAATGGATATCAAGTCGGTGACGTTCTTGGAATTACAACCATCGGCAATGCGGCGGTTGGTAAAAATGTAAGACTTACTGTTACTGGTATTGGACAAACTAACGAACTTATTTTCGACAATGTTCAAGGTGAGTTCTCAGTTGGTGCTGCTAAGACCATGATGTACATTAATAGTGCTGGTATCACCACTGAACTTAACTATGGATTACCCGGAGGAGAAGGTGGTGACATTCAGATTTCAACTATTAATGTTGATAGTGATGGACTTCATCTGAAAGTTAATCATCAGAATCATGGAATGTATTTCACTGATAACAGAGTTATCATTTCTGGAGTTTCTCCTGATATCAAACCAACGAAACTAAATGCATCTTATGCATCTGATTCAACTGGCGGACTGTCTGTTGATAGTGCTACTAATTTTACATCCTTTGAGAACGTTGGTGTTGGAACTACTAATACTGGTTATCTCATGATCGGTGAAGAAGTTATTGAATATACTTCCGTTACTGGCAATACAATTGGTGGAAACATTGTAAGAGGATCTAATCCTGTTACTTATCCAATTGGAACTCCTGTATTCAAGTATGAACTTGGTGGAGTTAACTTGAGGAGAATTAATAAGACTCATACGCTAAGTGAAGTTTCTATCGGAAACTCGATTACTTATGATTCTTATAATATCAAGTTGGACATGTCTGAGTTGTTCAACTCAGATAACGACGATAGAAGTAATGATGTTGGTTATCCAAAACTTTATGTCGGTGCAACTAAGTCCTCTGGTGGAACCAAAATTAAGGCAACTCAAAATATGCCATTTGAGATTATCACTCCAATTGTTCAGAATGTGACTACAAGAGGAACTTCTATTAGTGCAGAAGTAAGAACTGTTACCGGTAAGAGTATCAGTGGTAATGAGATTCCTTATGTTGATAATGGATTTGAACCTCTGGTAGTCAATACACCAAACTATCTTGATTCTACCAGAATGATTTACTCTAAGGTAAATGAAGATGAGAAGTTGGGTAATATTGAGGGATCTAAATCTCTTCAAATGAGAGTCAACATGGTAACAACTGATTCCCATATTTCACCCGTCCTTGATGGTCAGAGAGTTAGCACCATTCTATCCTCTAACAGAGTAAATGATGTAATTTCTGATATTGCAACAGATTCAAGAGTGAATGGAGTTTTTGATGATCCAACAGCTTGTCAGTATATTTCTAAAGAAATCAAACTGACTAATCCTGCAACTTCACTGAAGATTATCCTTGATGCTCATATCAATGATTATTCTGGAATTAAAGCATTCTATGCCATAAGCAACAAAGATGGATTTAATCCAATCTTTGTTCCATTCCCAGGATATGCTAATATTGATTCCAGAGGTCAAATTATTAATGCTGCAAATAATAATGGAGATCCAGATGTATTTGTAGGTAAGACTCCTACATTTGGATTTGATAGTGGATCTATTGAGTTCAAAGAACATACCTTCAGCATTGATCAACTACCAACCTTTAGATCTTACAGAATTAAGATCTTACTTACAGGAACAAATCAAACTTATGTTCCAAGAATTAAAGACCTTAGAGTTCTCGCCTTAGCATGATGCATAAAGTAAAAGACCATGCGGATCTCAGACGGGATCCGCGCACTGGATCAATATTGAACATGAATTCATTAGATCATGAGAAATACGTTTCGAGACGTGAAGTAAATAATAAAGAGCATCAAAAGGTACAAACAATTGAAGATGAAGTTGCTAACATGAAGGATGATATTAACGAAATTAAGTCACTATTAAAGGAGTTAATCAATGGATCCAAATGATATTAATTTAGATAATCTATCTAAAAGTTTTGAATATACTAAGTTAGCGGGTGAAATAGATAGTTGTAGAGACATTGAGCAAATTAAAAATATTGCTAAGTGTTTTTGTAAACTTTACTATAAACAACAGGAAACAATGTCATCAATAGGTATTCCAAATGGCAACTAAAAACGTAACATTTGATCCTGATGCTGGCATACCAAAAGGTGTAAATCTAACCATGTACGGTGGTTCAGATTTTGAAGTTAATTTAGTTGTTAATACAACATCAAACGCAGCATTTGATTTAACAAACTACAGTGGATCCGCCGCCATGTCTAAAAGTGTGGCAGTCGGAGCTACTCTTGGTATTACGTCATCGTTTACTGTTGGGTTTACCAGTGCGTATGATGGTAAATTAAAAATATCATTAGGTGCTGTTAATACAAGAGCAACAGCAGAGGGTAGATACGTTTACGATGTTTTACTTAAACATGAAGTTGGTGGAGGATCAACTGTCCATCCTTTGATATCAGGTAACATTTTAGTTGTTAATCCTGTTTCATCAGCACCATAAATACAGTTGAGGAATTAGTGTATACATGGCTCAACCAGCAAGTAGGTCGGACCTAATAAACTATTGTAAGAGACAACTGGGAGCACCAGTTTTAGAGATCAACGTTGCGGAAGAGCAAATTGATGATCTAATAGATGATGCGTTGCAATATTTTCATGAGAGACACTTTGACGGGGTAACTCAAACTCTTTTAAAATATAAGATAACCGAAGCAGATATTAATAGAGGAAGAACAAGGGGTAATGATAAAACAGTTGGTATTGTAACTACAACGGCGGATGCCACAATTGATGGATCTGCAGTAACCTTCTCGTTTGAAGAAAATAGTAATTTTCTTCAGGTTCCTCCAGAAGTTATCGGAATAACGAAGATCTTTAAATATGATGGGTCACAGACTGTGACTAATAATATGTTTAGTGTGAAATATCAAATGTTCTTAAATGACATTTATTATTTCGGTTCTACTGAACTGTTGACATATTCTATGACAAAAAGATATTTGGAAGACATGGATTTTCTTCTGAATACTCAAAAGCAAATAAGATTTAATCAAAGACAAAATAGATTATATCTTGATGTTGACTGGGGAGATGTTACAGTAGATGATTATTTGATCATTGACTGCTACAGATTACTGAATCCAAATGATTATACAAGAGTTTGGAATGACTCTTTCCTGAAGAGATATGTAACTCAGTTAATCAAACGTCAATGGGGACAAAACCTCATGAAGTTCCAGGGAGTAAAACTTCCAGGTGGAGTTGAACTTAATGGCAGACAAATTTACGACGACGCACAAAAAGAACTCGATGCTATCAGAGAGGTAATGTCTAACACTTACGAACTTCCTCCTCTGGACATGATTGGTTAAAATTATGCTTAATCCATATTTTCAGCAGGGATCAAGGTCTGAACAAAATTTGGTTCAAGATCTAATCAACGAACAGTTGAGGATGTATGGTGTTGAGATACATTATCTTCCCAGAAAGTATTTGTCCGAAAAT